ACGGCCCGGTCATAGTCAATTATGATCAGCGCGGATTGCTCCATCAGTTCTTGAACGTCAGCCGATGAATGCGCGTAAAACTCTGCAATCCTGGCAAAGTTCAAGACCGTGTGCCGGTCCGCTGCAATCTCAAGAAACCGTCGAATGTCGTCCGGCACGTTAGCGTCTGCAATGCTCTTGCGCAGCCGTTGCGCTTTTTCCTCGTCGTACAGATCGGCAGGCGCGGGCTTGTCGCCTTTAATCTCGTAAATCGGGGCCTTAATCTTGCGGCTGTAGTTTTCCGATAGCGCCTCATATTCGGTTGCGTCAGGCTCCGGCAGATCGTCAAACAGTATCGCCATTTCGTCCAGATCAAAGCCAGTCAGCGTTAAGTCAAAGTCCAGATCGCCCAAATCCTGCAACTCAACCTTGAGCATCGCGTCATCCCAGCCCGCGTTTAGGGCCAGCTTGTTATCTGCGATGATGTAGGCGCGGCGCTGCGCATCCGTCCAGCCTTCGGCCACCATGCAAGGCACATCGGTAAGGCCTAGCTTTTGCGCGGCGAGGATCCGCCCGTGGCCTGCAATCAGCCCGCCGTCCGGCTCAATTAGCACGGGAACCGTCCAGCCCCATTCCTTGATGGATGCTGCGATCTGGCCCACCTGCTCATCGCTATGGGTCCGGCTGTTGCGCGCGTATGGCACTAAGTCGGCAACCTTGCGGCGTTCAACTTTGTCGGCTGGCCAATTCTGTTCTGTCATTTCGGCATCCCGCCTTGTCTATGTCGCGGCATCCCGCCGCAACGCAAAAGGCAGCCACCATTTCAGGAAGCCGCCTTGCATTATGTGAGGTTGCAGCAGATCGGCGGTTTTGTCAAGACGCTCCGCATAAAACCCTAAGCGCCGCCACTGACGCTTTGCCCTGCGGTGTGGGGGCTTGATTGCGCCAAAGGCATACGGCCCCGAGAGATAGGCCCAGCGCGTTGTTGATTGGCCACTTATACACAAGCGGCAAAGCGTTGATCTTGGCGAGCCATGTGGTCCATGATGCAACGGCTTGCGCTGCCTTGTCCTCTGGGCTGCGAATATCAATGCGCAACGACTGATCGGTTTCAATCGCTTCTGAAATAAACCCGAACGCTGCGCCCTTGGGGTTTCCCGTCTGCCCGATGTATCTCATCATGTAGTTTGCGCGGGCACCGGTCATTCCGCGCCATAGGTTCAGCATGTCGGATCTGTCCTGCCCGCTGCACAGGTTTACGATACAGCGGCCCATAGCGTCGCCCTGATCTGGTGCCAGCGCGTCGGCCCCGGTCAGTCCGGTAATGCGTTCGCGCACTGCCAACGCGACCATGCGGGGATCTTCCTGCGGCGCCAGATCATGGCGAGCGCCTTGGGTTGCGGGTTGCGGCACGGTTTCGCCGCCGGGCAGTGATATGCTGCGATTGCGCTTGCGGGCGCGGCGGGTTGCGGGTTTGCTCATGCCGTTTCTCCTGTCCTAACACATGTCCATTGAACGACTGCGCCTGGGGTTGCGCCCTCGGTGATTACTTCAATGCCAATGCCTGCCATGATGCAGAGGTCTTCGGTCGCCATAATCCCGGCAGGCGTGTCGCTGGTGTTGCCGCCGATCGAGACTGTGATGATGAGAAGCCAGGTCATGTGCGCGCCCTCCCAACACATTCTGCAATGACGCCCAGAGGCGATGCGGCGGTTTCGGCCCCGGTGTATTCCATCACTGTCGCCAGAGACCTGCCAATGTCTGCGCATCCGTGCTGCAACAGCAGGCTGGCCCATGTGCAGGCGTCTTTGATGGTGTCGGCCATGTTGCCGCCATTGATGGTATCGGCAAACACCTCGCATGGTTCGCCTGTGCTAGGGTCAAAGCCTACGGTTACGGTGATCTGGTGGCCCTGCCAGTCGGCTTGCATAGTCACATTCGGGCGGCGGGTGTTGATAATGGCGCGGGTCATTCTGCGGCTGCGAACATATCCGCCCCATGATCGGATGCATCTTGCAGGTTAAGATTAGCTTGCGCGGCGTATTCGGATTTCAACTCAAACCCGATATATTTGCGACGGGCGCGCAGTGCCTCATATCCGGTTGATCCGATGCCGTTGAATGGGTCCATAACAACGTCACCTGGGCGAGTGTAAAGACGCAGGCACCGCTTGATTGTGTCCAGTTGCAACGGGCAGACGTGCTTTTCGTCGTTTGCGCCTTTGGCTTGGCGGAATGACCGCAAGACGTTGCCTTGCTTGATATCCATCCAGACCGGGCTTGCCAGAGCCTGCCATTCGTCGATGGTAAACTCGGCCTCTTTTATCAACTCGGCCAAGACTTCATCCGGTGGGCATCCCCCGCACAGACCTTCGCGGGTCAACTGCTCCAACCATTCTCGGGCAATCTTTAATGGGGTTCCGTTTTTCCATCCCCGATCAATCTGGCTAGTGTGTTCAACCGGCCTATCGTTCACGGCGGCTTTGCGGAAAAACAGCATATAGTCTGGCATGCCCACGCGGTTCATTGTGCTGTCTTTGCAGATTGTTTTGTGCAGCAATCCCAGCGCCTTTGTCCGCTGCATCTCAACTACGGGGTCTTTCCAGATCGTCGCGCGGCCATGGTAGATCAATCCTGCCGCCGTATGCGCTCGGATAAGATCGCCTGAGAAGTCTTGCAGACCGATTGCGCCATCTCGCCCCTTGCGCATTGGCAAGTCGGTGCAATGCACGCAAACAATCCGGCCTGGGCGCATAACGCGAGTTAGGGCTTCGGCAAAAAAACGATATTGATTGATGAATTTCTCGCCGGTGCCAGCGTTGCCGAGGTCGCGTTCGCTGTCGGAATAGACAAACAAATCCCCGAAAGGCGGGCTGAAAATTGCGCAATCAACGCTGTTTTCTGGCATTGCGTGCATGCCTTCAATGCAATCAGAGTTGTGCAAAGCCCATCCGTTGCCGCTGTATTCTGGTTGCTTCTTATCCACGATCATTCTCCCTTGATCCAATCAGGAAAAGCCAACTCCAGTGGCCTTTCATATTTCACGCGCGTCTGTGTTGCCCCTTGGGCGCGTCGCATTGCGTCTGACATGCGCCGCTTCATTTCTTCATGCTTTGCGGCCTTGCCATGGATGGCAGACCATATCGCGCCTTCTGTGTCGCTGATCACGATATCATTGCGGACACGTTCTGTCTGCCCAAAACGATGCGACCGGCGAACGGCCTGGTAGTGCTGTTCATAGCTGAAACTGATCGAGGCAAATACGGCGTGGGCGCAGTGCTGCCAGTTTACGCCAAACCCTGCTAACTTTGGCTTAGTCACGATGGCGCGAAAGTCACCGTCGACGAACCCAAGCAATAGCGCCTCTTTTTTATCAGGGTCCATATCCCCCCGCACTTCCATCGCGCCAGGTATCATCTTGGCAAGCGTGGCGCTTTCTTCATTGGTCTCGCACCAAACTGTCACTGGTTTATCATGTGTTGCCAATTCAGCCGCCAACTCGCACCGTTGCTTAAGTGTCAGCCTCTTTTCCGCATGGAAGCTGGTCGCGCTCAATTCCGGGATGCGGAATAGGTTGCCTTGCGTGTCTTGTGTTCTGTCGGCTTCGACAGTGTGCAACGTGCGCAGAACGTCAGGCAGAACGTATCCTGTATCATCGCCGCCAAGGTCGCTTGGCAATGTGGCGCAACGGCTCCAGCTTGCCACCCAAGACCAGAAACTTTCAACTGCATGGCCCTTTAACCGCCAGTCTTGGCTTGCCGTGCTAGTGTCATTGATAAACCACTTGGATAGCATTTCTTGCTGGCGCATGACGCCCAGAAACTCTGCATGGTTGCCTAGTTCCATGTGGTCGTTTGGCGATGGTGTTGCGGTCGCTGCCAGTTTGTAAGGAGTGTCTTTGAACGCATCCATCAGCATATTGCGGGTGCGGCCTGCAAATGATTTCAATATACTGCTTTCGTCGAGGATGATCGCGCCGAATGATGCGGGGTCCAACTTTTGCAGCCGCTCATAGTTTGCGACCATTACGCCTGCGCCGATTTCGTGCTGTTCTTTGATCTGGCGCGCGTCAATATTGAATTTGACGCCTTCTCGGATCATCTGCCCAGCAACCGCAAGCGGCGTCAGTATCAGTGATGGCTTGCCAGTTTCGTCTGCGCATTGGCGCGCAAACTCCAATTCGATGAAACTTTTGCCAAGTCCGGTATCAAGAAATGATGCCGACTTGCCTTTTGATAGCGCAAATTCAAGCGCGGCAATTTGGTGGGTTTTCGCGGATGGGTTGATTGGCGATGGATTAAACCCATACGTCCGCGCAACCCCGGCGCGTGATGCGATAAACTCGCGATATTCATGCAATGACATATAAAGCCCTTCCTTGGCTGTTCTCCGGTTGTCGCGGCCAGGGGCTGGAGAGGCCCTTTTCGACTGCCGTCTAGGCCGCGCTTGTTTATGCTACTTCGCTTTGCCTTCGGCGGTCAATGACCAAATAAACACCCGCCCGCCCCGCGATGGGATGCCCTTGCGAACAACGCGATCCAGCGCGTAGAGGCGGTTTAAAACCTGAGTGACGTGGGATTTATCCATCTTCAATGCAGCGGCGATGGTCTTGGTGTCGGTGTGTCCATGGCGAATGGCGTCGATGCACTTGGTTTCTGTGATTGCCGCCTTGGCCGCGTATTCTTCGGCGCGCGGGCTTAGGGCTGCGACCTTTGCCCCGGTTGCGACAGATATAGGCGTGTGGGCCTTATGCCGCGCGCCGTGCATGCCTCTGGTTTCAATGGCCATATCTCTGCCGATGAGGGCTTCCATGGCGGGGGTGATGGTAAACGCGCCGTTGGCGAAGGGATAGCGGCGGATCATCTCTTGGGTCGGGGTCATTGTGTGGCCTCGCTTGCGGCTAGGTCGCGGTCGATCCTGAATAGGATTCCGGAAACTGTGCCTTTGGTTATGCCCATGGCGGTAGCAATTTGCAACATGGTCATTCCGGTATCGCGCAGATCCATGAGTTGCAGCATAAGGCGGTCAGTAGGAATGGTTTTGCGGTGGGGGGTCATGCGCGCGGTTCCCATGTCAGGCCAGGCGGCGGTTTCGGAAGGGTAATCCGCAACGGATCAACGGGGCATCCGAGTTGCGGGGATGCGCCGAAGACTGTCATTTGAAACCTGTCCGGGTTTACCGGGGGCTTGTGTTGGGTTTTCACCATCACGGCGTCGATGTCGCGATATTTGCAGCGCAGCTTGCGTTGAATATCACTGCGGGGCATGCCCTTGGCGATCAGGTCAGCGATGGATTGATGTAGCGGGGTCATTGGGTTGCTCCGAATTGCTTGGTGTAAAATTCCATGCTTGGAAGCCCTAATTCATCAGCTAGGGCGGCGCGGGCTTCGGCGGTCAGTATTTGGCGCGGCTCATCTGGAACATGTTTCACAAGTGCTGGCCTTCTGTCAAACATCTCAACGCGTATTTCCCCCGCGCGAATTACGGATGTTTCAATCCATGCCCGCGCCGCAATATCGCCCTCCATCGGCCTCTTGCGACGATCTAAATTTTCTGCCCCTTTCCACCATCGAACGGCGGCAGTGATGGCCCAGTCAGGATATGATTGCAACGCATCAAGCCAATCCTCTGCCTCCATTTCCCGCACAGCTTGCGAAGTGTCTTTCTCATAGTAGGGGCTGAGAAGCGCAGCAACACGGGCCAAGATCCAGACTGGGGAAGCCGATTCTGATATTGCCCCCACCATTGCCGCAACCTCATTTCTGTCTTTGGATGATGCGAGCGGCGACAGCAGCAAATGCGTCAACTGTTGCGCTCCCATCTCCGGGTCGCGGCGATCTGCTAGATTTGTAATTTGGTTGTCCATTGCGTTGATCCGGTATGTTTGCGGGTATATCATCGGTCCAGCCTTGCTGGTTTAGCCATGTGGTCGGGTCACGGGCATAGCCGCGCAGAACATCCGGCGCGTTCCGCATAGCCTCCACCCCACCGGCGATCTGTTCAGCAGTTGCGGCTTTAAGTGCTTTGGAAAATGCAGCCTCTGCACCCTTGCGGTTTTTCTTGGCCCCGTTTCGGTGCGGATAGGCATCCCAAAAATCTGCGAAGTGATCGTGCACAGGTAGCGTAGCTACCTCTTGTTTATTTCCAAGGTTATTATTTCCAAGGTTATGGGGGTCGCATTTTGCAACAGGGGGCTGTTGCATTTTACCACAGGGGCTGTTGTATTCTGCAACAGGCACAAGATGCAGGAAATAGGCCGTGCTTGTCTGTGATCCGTTGTCCCTTGTGCGACGTTCGCGCGATACAAGACCAGCCGTTTCTAGTGCATCAAGATGCCGAACAACAGTGCTGCGATCCATTTCGCATCGCACACAAAGAGTATTTAGGCTTGGGAAACAAAGGCCAGTTTCACCGTTGTGGTGATCTGCCAGCCAATAAAGAACGATCTTTGACGCGGGCTTTAACCCGGCCTGCTTCATCGCCAAAGCCGTCATATAATGGCTCATTCTATGACCGATGGTGTGGCGATGAAGTAGGCGGGGTTGAAACCATCACTGCACAAACTTGTGACGCGATGCGCGATGTCCAATGAAAAATTAATTTCCGGCATTTTTAGCCCTTGTTTGGGCCGGGGCTTGCGCGCATCACCACAATGCGCTACATTTTCCCAGCGATTACACCGCCACCTTGCCGCTTACCACGGCTAAAGTCAACCCCGCCAGGTTAAACCCTTGGCGGGGTTTTCTCATTCCCCGCGCCGTGTTGCCTCACGATTTACCGCGCTCATCACCGACGAATGATCACGGCCCAGAACCTTGCCAATGGCCTCAAACGTGAAGCCCTCGCGCCGGGCGATATAAGCCACCAAGTCACGCGCAGCGGACCATGAGTTCCTGCCGCGATACTTGCCCATGATCTGCGCCACAGTGACGCCAGACGCCTCAGCTACAGCCTCGACAATGGCCGGAATGCGCACCCGCGAGAAGTCTTGCAACTCCCCGCAGGCTTTCATGTCATCGGGGGTAAGCATCAGAAGGGGATCTCATCATCCATGCCACGCCCGCTGTCGGGTGATCCGCCCGCGCCGTAGCCGCTGGATTGCTGCGATTGATCCGGCGAGCCTGACTGGCCTCGATCTGCACCGTCCGGCTTACCGCCCAGCAGCGTCAGTTCCCCGTTGAACGGGCGCAGAACAATCTCGGTGCTGTATTTGTCGGCCCCGGACTGATCCTGCCATTTGCGGGTTTCCAGTTGGCCCTCGATGTAGACCGTCGAACCCTTGCGCAGATATTGCTCGGCAATCTTGGCAAGCCCTTCGTTAAAGATTGCCACGCTGTGCCACTCGGTGCGCTCTTTGCGTTCCCCGCTGGCCTTGTCGCGCCACGTCTCGCTTGTGGCGATGCGCAGGTTAACTACCTTGCCGCCGTTGGGGAAATTGCGCACTTCGGGGTCGCGCCCCAAGTTGCCAATGATGATTACCTTGTTGACAGATCCAGCCATTATTTGTCTCCGTTGATTGCGCCCAGAATGGGCAGGATTGCTTCGGCGGCTGCAAACTCAACATGCACCCGCCCGAATTTCACAGGAGCGCCCCACGCAAGCGTCAGGCCCCACTTGCTATCATCAACACCGATCACCGCCGCGATAGCGTCCAGCCCTGCTTTGATGCTGGCCAAGGCGTTGTCTAAGTCGCGCCTGCGCCGGCATGGCGGGTGAAAGGTGATCTGCGCCGTCACGCCGCGCATTTGCGGCCTGCCAGCAGCGTTGAACGCTTGATGCGCATCCCAATGGCACTCGGCCTTTTGCGCGGCCTTGCGCTTTGCCAGCTTGCCCCAATGAACCCGCGCGTTCGGTGACAGGTCTTTGTGTGGCCAAGGAAAGCTGACGATGAAAGTCACACTACACCCCCGCAAGCCAAGACTTCACCTCTCCAATAATAAAACTCCCTGTCAGCATGAGACTTGTCGACACTTGACCTATTATGCCCGGCCCTATGCTCAAATTTAATCATGGAAACCATCATTTCAGAAAATGCCAACCGCGCGCCTGATTTCGTCAGAAATCTGAACCTAGCCTTTCCAGACGCGGGGGATCGCCCCAAGTCGTGATCTGAAATGAAATCTATTCCAATGCTGTGCCAACGCATCAGAAACTTGTCGTCCTCTGGTTGCCAATACTTGCTCATGCCATGCCCAGCGCAATTTTGTAGACCTCAAGGATTGCCTCTTCTTCGGCAACATCATCTGGCTTGCGCTTGCGAAGGGCGATGATCTTGCGCAGGATCTTCGCGTCATATCCCCGCCCCTTGGCCTCGGCCATCAACTCTTTTTCACACTCTGAAAGATCATGCTTTTCAGCCCCGATCTGTTCGGCGCGTTCAACAAAGCTGCGAAGTTCGTCTGCCGTGATTTGGTTAATGTCGGTCATGGCTTCACCTTTTCATTGCGGGCGGCAATCATGGCGTCTGCGATAACATAAGCCGATTGGGCGGCGTCAGTTTCATCACCGAACGTTTTGTGACTTGATGGGTCAGCGCACAGGCCGCTGATGATCTGCCCGGCGAACCAGTCGCGCAGGGTCAGTCCCATGCTATGCCCCACGCAATCCCCACCACTGATCAACGGCCCCGGAAACGCTCGCCCGCCGTCATTCGGCTTTAAGTATTTAGTCATAGTTCAAATCTCCCTTGCGTGTTTTCAGGTATATCGCCACGTTGCGCCGAACGTATTCCGCCGCCGCTTTCCGGTTTCGGTTGTGGATCATCATCCCCCGGCGTTCCAGCATGGACACGATTGACGCCGGTGGGGTGCTTTGCCTCTCGTCGGGCAAAGGCGTCTGCCTCATGCGCTGCGCAGTAGGGCAGCTTGCCGCGCTTGTCTGGGGGTATTTGCGACCGAACGGCAGCAAGGCCCAGAGCCAAGGGCGTTTCGATTCCGCAAATGAAGCACCGCGCCACGTCATTCGGTGACCACGTGCTTCATTGCAGCCAGCAACAGATGCGCCTTGCACCACGTCGCCAACCGCAACTGGCGCGCATCCGCCGCCGCTTGAAGCATGTCTTTTTCGGTATCGCTCAGGCTTAGTTCAACTTTCGGCATTTTTTCACTCCATGATATACCCCTTGCTTATCCCGCATACGGCGGGTAGTGTCAACACCAGAAACAAGGCAAGGAGAAGCCAAAATGACCGACAAACCAGAACAGAACCCCACCCACAAAGGGCTGTATTCCGCCCTGGCCGCCGCTCAAGCCGAGATGGGCCGGGCAGTGAAAGACGCAACAAACCCAGCGTTCAAAAGCAAATATGCCGATTTGGCAAGCGTGATGGATGCCTGTATGCCTGCGCTTTCTAGGCATGGGATTGCAGTGTTGCAGCCGCCGTTTGACGACGAAACTGGGCGCTACGTCAAGACGATCTTCGTTCATGGCGACAGCGGCGAAACCGCAGAATGCCGGGTGCCGCTGATCATCG